GTCATTGCAGTTCTAATCGTGTTTTTCTTGATTTGGTTGCAAAGCACAAATAGCTACCCAGTCTTGGATGCGAAAACAACGGACACGCAGACCTACCAAAAGAAGACCTACGAACTCAAGCCGTCTTTTGACAAATATGTTAATCACGTTTACAACGATAAATTTAAATAAGATGATTGTACCTGAACTTAAAGATTTTGATGTTTACTCACCAAGCGAACTCAATTTTGTATACCTTATGGTCACGCTATGGGATGAGGGAGACACGGACACTAACGGAGAAATCCTTGCCGAATACGAGATTAAAATTTACGATGCTTACGCTCATTATAAAATCACTAAAAAAACCTACGATGAAAAACTTACAATTAAACAAACAAGAGAATGCGATGAATGCCTTGAAAGGCTTTACGAGAACAACACGTTTGAAGATGCCTACGTTGAAGCCTACAACGAACACGATGACGAGCTTAATTGGTTCATTTAACCACTATCAGGTGAACCGATTTTGGACATCATTCAACCACGACTTATACAACCGAATTTGTGAAATTAAAATGCAAGAGCTATGACACCGAAAGAAAAAGCAATAGAATTAGTAGAGCAATTTGCATCCGTTTTAATGCACGATGAGTTCTATGAGGATTCAGTTATGTGCGCAAGAATTGCAGTTGAATTACTATTACAAGAATTTTATGTAGACCAATACTACACCGAAGTTAAACACGAATTAGCAAAGCTATGACACCTAAAGAAAAAGCAGAAGAGTTAGTATTGAAATACTTAAGGTTAAAAAGACATAAAATGTTTAATGGATGGTGGCATAAAATGATATCAAAAGAATGTGCACTGATTGCAGCTGATGAAGTAATTGAATCTTTGCACGAGCATCATTGGCAAAATAGACTAATAATAGATTATTGGACACAAGTAAAACACGAATTAGAAAAGCTATGAGATACAAACTAACATACAAAATAGGACTGGCAGTAGTTCAAGAATGGATACTCACCTCGCAGTCTTTAGCCTATTGGAAGAAACACGATTTACTTGTGACAGGCAGATACAATGACGGAAAATTTATAGTAACACCAATAGAACCGAAATGACAAAAGTAGAAATTATAGAAAGCCTGATCAATGAATACGGCTTGAAATCAAAAAACCGCAGCAGAGATTACATATATCGCAGGTACTACCTTTACAACGAACTGCGCAAAATTGACTACACGTTAACCGAAATAGGAAATATGTTTGGCGGTAAACACCACGCTACTATCCTGCACGGACTACGTCAACACGAAGATCTTCACAGGTTCGGATACGAAGACTACAAGATAGCTACAAGGCGCATAGACGAGGTCTTATACGGTGCAACGCTTCCTTACTACGATGATTCACCTGACTTGGTGAAAGACGTTCTAAAGGCAAAAACATACACGCAGTTTAAGAAGATTCAGCGACACATAAAATTAGGGAAATACGAAAAAAATTTATAGCTGATGCAACCTTTTTGATAGTTATACGTTATATTTGTAACTGGTTCGGTCTCACACCATAGAACCCAAAGGAATTATTTAGCCTTATAATGAAATCGAAGTGAGACCCGATGGATTTATGAGGCTTTTTTATTACTTAAATTTTTGCAATGGCAAAAGACAAAAAATCATTTATCCTCTATAGTGATGCAATTCACACGGTAGAGAAACTATCCGACACGGATGCAGGGCAATTGCTCAAGCACCTGTTAAGATATGTGAACGACCAAAATCCTACAACCGAAAATCCACTGGTAGAGATTGCGTTCGAACCAATCAAGCAGCAACTCAAGAGAGACCTTGTAAAGTTTGAAGATGTCAAAGTAAAGCGAAGCGAAGCAGGTAAAGCAGGTGCTACCAAGAGATGGCAAGATATAGCAAATGCTAACAAAGGCATACAAACGATAGCAAACATAGCTGTAAATGATAATGATAATGTTAATGTTATATCTAAAGATATATATAGGAGCTTCGCTCACCTGTCTATCTCAAATGCTGATATTGAGAAGTTATTAGAGAAATACTCTATAAACGAAATCGATGAGGTATTAGACTCCATAGAAAATTTCAAAGGCAACAAGAAATATACTTCACTATATTTGACGGCTAACAAATGGCTATCTAAAAACAAGAAATCTACGGAAGTTGAAGAGCCTAAAGAATTATTATTAGCACGTAAATTAGGACTATGTTAAGTAAGCAAGGAGACGCACTACAATACCTCTTGGATGTGCGAGATGGTAAAATCAAACAAGGACTCGGACTTGACTGTTTTTTAGACGAGCATTTAAGATTCAAGCCGAAACAACTAAACATTATTTTAGGACACGATAACGTCGGTAAGACGTATTTTATCAACTGGTACTTTCTATCGCTTGCACTAAAACACGGACTAACGTTCTGCATTTGGTCAGGTGAGAATCAGAAAGGTCAAATCTTGCGAGATATGATTCAGATGTATAGAGGCAAGCACTTTAGTAAATTAAGCCACAATCAAATCAGCGGTGATCTTGCGTACTTGGAGCAGTTCTTTACGTTCATAGACAACTCTAAATTGTACAAACCTGATGAGATACTTGAGTTATTTAAGAAAAGCGGTGCTAATGTAGGATTGATAGACCCATTTACAGGTTTAGACCGTGAGATGAGCTTTTCAGGTAACTACGAATTTATGAACCGAGCAAGGCAGTTTGTCAATCAGACAGGAATGACAATCTACATAAACACGCACCCTAATAGCGAATCAGGTAGAACAGGTAACTTATATCAAGACGGAGAATGGAAAGGACATTTGAAGCCACCACTTAAAGACCACATTGAAGGCGGTAAGGCATTTTTGAATCGTTGTGATGATATGTTTGTAATTCACCGCCTAATCAAACACGAAACAATGAAGCTGATAACTTGGGTAGGAGTAGAAAAGGTCAAAGACACGGAGACAGGAGGCAAGCACACGGCACTAAACGAGCCAGTCTACTGCAACTTCAATTCAGGTATCGGATTTCAAATAAACGGAGTAGATCCTTTAGCACCATTCCGACCAAACGAAAAGCAGATGGTCATACCAAAAGACGGACAAATAGAAAGTACATCGGATAAACTCCGTAGATTAGCAAACCAAAACCCTTTTTAAAATGGACTTATCACTTAAAATACTATGGGCAAAGACAACTGTATGGACGGTTAAAGAACGAATCAAAAACGTTAGAGAGAAACTCGAAAAAGAAAAGCCTAATGCCAAAGACTATATCAACGGAGGAAAGGAAAGCGAGGAGTATCTGCTTGAGACGATTCAGGTAATCAACCTACTTGAAGACGAAATCACTAATCTAAACCGAGAGCTTAACCAATTGGCAAGACGAAATGCTCAACTGCGAGTTGCATACCAAGAATTACAAGAAGAAATTAAATATAAAAACGTAGAATTATGAAAATCGAAAAAAAATTAGTAGCATTGACCGCCTTTCTTCCTGTGTTAGCAGACTTCATTGAGGATTTAAACGACCAGTACGTCTTCAAACAAGGACTCAAACGCAAAGCAAATATGCTTGCAGAAGAAATACAACGAGTAGACCGAGACATCCTACGAATAGACGGAGAGAACGCAGGTAAGATATTTGACGAGCAAATTCAGTTGCAGATTTTGTTTCGCCAATGGATTGAGGAAGTAATCGAATTAGACTAAAAAACCACGCTATGAAAAAATTGAAAGTAGGTTCGGACTTTTCAGGTGTAGGAGCATTCAACCAAGCTCTAATGCGTTTAGGAATAAATTACGAAGAAGAGTTTGCCTGTGATATGGATAAGTATGCACGAGACACATTCATCCATAACTATGGTGAGCCTAAATACTATCCAACCAACGTATATGAGAGAGAGATTCCAACCGAGTCACTTGACATTTATATGACTTCACCGCCTTGTCAAGCATTTAGTTTGGCAGGAAAGCGTTTAGGAAAAGACGATAAAAGAGGTATTTTGTTTTTTAACTCACACGAGTTCATTCAGGTAAACAAGCCGAGATTTTTTATATTCGAAAACGTAAGGGGATTGCTCTCTGATGACAATGGCAGAACATTCCAAGAGTGGGTTAATATGCTTGGGGGTAAATCAGTAAACGGAGTGCCAGTGCTATTTCCTTATGATGATTCAGTTCCTTATCACTTATATTGGCAAGTCCTTAATGCAAAGCATCACGGAGTTCCGCAGAATCGTGAGCGAGTTTTTTTGATTGGTATCCGTGACGATGCTGATAACCGTTTTCAATTTCCACGAGAAGAACATTTAAGCAATAGATTGAAGGATGTGTTGGAGGATGAGGTTTCTGAAGAATACTTTTTAAAAAAGAAAGTAGATTTAAGGAATAGTATTATAGATTCCTATGACGTTGTTCAATTGAATGAATGTAAAGAAAGCGGCGGTAAACAACCATATCAGCAAAATAGAGTGTATGATTCTAATGGATTATGCCCTGCTTTAAATGCAGGTCAAATAACTTGGGGAGGCAATTTAGTTTTGTACAATATCAAAAGACTAAATCAAACGCTACAAAAACACAAACTACCTAAAGGAGAAGTAAGATTTGTTGATTCATATAATCAAAGTATTCACGAAAATTCAGCTTGTATAAATGCAAGAATAAACGCAACTAATGATAGACATTTGTGGGATGGATACAAAATTCGCAGACTGACTCCACGAGAATGCTTTAGATTAATGGACTTTCCTGATACATTTTCTTGGAAGGTAAGTGACTCACAAGCCTACAAGCAAGCAGGAAACTCCATCGTTGTTAATGTACTTTACAAAATCTTAAAACAACTGCCTTTATGAGATGCAAGAACTGCAAGGAAAAGTTTGAGCCTATCCGTTTCAATCACAAATACTGCTTGAAAGATGAGTGCGTCCGTGCTTTTGTAGCTGAAGCCAAAGAGAAGCAATGGAAGCAGACTAAAACACGAATGAAAGCCGATTTAGAGACAGTACAGGACATCGTAAAGGCAGCTCAAATGGTATTCAACAAATACATCAGAGAGCGAGATAAAGATGAACTCTGCATCTCCTGTAAGCAAGTACCTAAAAAGGTAAACGCAGGGCATTTTTTTAACGCTAACAATAATTGGAACGTACGTTTTGACGAGGATAATGTCCACGTTCAATGCGAGAGGTGCAATAGCTTCTTGTCAGGTAATCTAATTGAGTATAGAGCTAACCTGCTAACTAAAATCGGAGCTGAAAGATTCAATCAACTTGAAGCAAGAGCAAGAGTTACAAGGAAATTTACCAAGGACGAACTGAAAGAAATTATCAAAACCTATAAACAAAAGATAAAAGATGTTTAAAGTAAAGGTATCAGATGAGATTATAAAGCATTGCCGTGAATGCGTAGATCATACTAATTTTGGTATGAGAAAAGAAGCTAACGGAAACAAGGAGCAACAGTTAACTGGTATCATTGGTCAAAGCGTTGTGATGGATTTATTCGAATGTGGATACATAGACCCTAATGGCGGTTTTGATGGAGGTGTAGACTTGGAATTTATGGGATATAGAATTGACGTAAAGACAATGGGTAGGACTACTGATGCCAAACCTACATACACAAACAATTTTCTTAAACTTCAAGACTACCTGAACACGGATATTTATTTGTTTTGTAGCTACAACAAAAATACTCAAGAGCTAACTATTTGCGGTTGGATAGATAAAGACGAATTTAAAACCAAAAGAACATACTATCCAAAGGGAACTACTCGAACACGAACCGATGGAACTACGTTTGATCTATTCGCTGACACATACGAAATAGACAACAGTCAACTGAATGACGTAAGTAGTGATTTAGATTTGAAAATACAATTGATAAAAAAATATAAAAAAAAGTTTGCAGAGTTAAAATAAGTATTATATTTGCATATAACAAAATAACACGCTATGAAAAGTTTACTAAAAGTTCAGGCAGAACTAAAATGCCCAAAAGGTTCTTTCAACTCGTTTGGAAAGTACAAGTATCGAAGTGCCGAGCAGATTCTCGAATCACTAAAACCGCACCTACTCGCAAACGAACTAATGCTATTCCTTACTGATGAGATTGTAGCAGTAGGAGACAAGCTATTTTTAAAGGCTACGGCAAGTGTTTGGGATGCCAAAGGAGCAAATGTACAAACGAATGGTTTTGCAGAGCTTGGAGAACACAAAGGAATGTCATCGGAGCAATGCACTGGCACTGCATCAAGCTACGCTCGTAAGTACGCTCTCAATGGTTTGTTCTTAATTGACGAGACTGAATCCGACCCCGACTCTAAAGATAACTCAAAGACCGAAAAGAAACTTCCTGCGATTGACCAAAAGAGATTTAGCGCAGCAGTACAAGCCATCGCCAAAGGTGAGTTCACACGAGAAAAACTTGAATCATCCTTTGCATTAACTGAAGGTCAAATTGATATGCTCAACGCACTATGAAAGCTCTCAAGATTCGATGTTCTGCCATAGGAAAGATTATGGCAACACCACGCTCTAAAAGCGAACTACTATCACAAACTGCTAAAACTTACATCCACGAACTCGTGCTACAAGAGAAATACGGCATCAGGAAGGAGTTTTCAAGCCGTTACACGGACAAAGGCAACGCAGTTGAGGATTTATCTATCTCACTTGTCAATGATGTGTTAGATGTAAACTTTATCTATAAGAACGAGCAGTATTTCGAGAACGATTGGATAAAGGGAACACCTGACGTAAACACGGAGGATGTATTGCTTGACGTTAAAAGCTCTTGGGATGCTACGACCTTTCCGTTTTTTGATACCGAAATCCCTAACAAAGACTACTTCTATCAGCTACAGGGTTATATGTGGCTCACTGGTAAGCAGCAGTCAATGCTTTGTTACTGCCTTGTTGATACACCTATCGAAATGGTAGAGGATGAAATCAGGAGAGCGCATTGGAAGCTGCACAAGATTGACGAGGACTACGACTTGCGTGAGGAGATTCTACGCAAACACGAATTTAGCCAAATCCCAAAGAACCGCAGAGTAAAAGTATTTTATGTACAAAAAGACGAAGCAGTCATTGAGCAGATTAAAGACCGTATAGAAGACTGCAGATTGTATTACGACACCTTAATGAAATTCCTATGAACCTAAAGCTACAAGTAGAAGACCCAATTGTCCTCAAAGTGATGAGCAAGTTTTATGACCGCTCGCAACGAGGAATAGAGAAGTACGGCACTATGCTAACACGAACTGATTTAGACTTCATTGACTGGGTTACGCACTTACAGGAGGAGATGTTAGATGCAGCTTTGTACTGCGAGCGACTAAAAGACGAATACAAAGCGAAGCAAAAAGCCGCGTTAATTGAGTTAACCAATATGGACAAGGATAAGGGGTAAAAATTGCCACATATCTAAACACGAAATGTAAACTAAACAACAAGAACAATGAAAGCAACACTACACTTTGACCACGACGAGAGGGAAGAGCTACAAGATGCGCTCGATGGATGGAAATGGAAGCAAATTTGTCACGAGCTTGACCAAGAAATGCGCTCGGTAGTTAAACACGGATACATTGGAAAGAAAGAGGCAACTGAAGCAGAAATGGAAGTAACTCACTATTGGAGAGATAAACTCCGCGAATTAATAAACGAAGATAACCTAAACTTATGAGTCCTGAAAAAGAATACCTCGCAGCAATCTGCACAATGCTACTTGTAACGGCAGTAGCAATTATTTTAGTAATCAATTTAATCTATAATTTATAATGGAAAACAAAACAAACACAGGAGCAATCTTTAAGAACGACAAAAAGACGAGCGACAAACAACCTGACTACAAAGGTAAGGTAAACGTAAACGGCAAAGAGATGGAAGTAGCTCTTTGGGTAAAGCAAGGTAAAAACGGAAGTTTCTTCTCGGCTGCATTTAGTGAGCCATATGTTGCACCAGTTGAACGTGCGCCAATTGGAGATAGTATTGACGATGACCTACCATTCTGATATGTACATCAATGACGAAGACCTACGGAAGCAGATACACAAACTCCTACTTACCCGAACACGAAACCAAATCGTAGAGGACATTAAGTTATTAGGATACAAGATGCATCACTTCCAAGTAAACAACTTCCTCAAAGGCAAAGACGTAACCTTGTCAACACTTCACAAGTTAGATAACTACGTTAGCCGAGAGGTATATTTAAACGGATTAGAGCCACTTTAACAGGTGGCTTTTTTTGCGTGCAACTTGTTTGATTAAAATATAGTCTTATATTTGTTTAGAATTTAACCAATGGACAAGATTACTACATTAGCAAAACACCACAAAGAATGGCTATCAGTAGTCCGCACATTTGGTGACGAGTTTCTTGCTGAAGACATCGTACAGGAAACATACCTCCGCATATTACGTTTAAATCATATAGACAAGATTGTAGGAGATGATATTAATAGAGGGCATATGTGGTTGACGTTGCGAAGTGTTTACATTGACCACATCAGAAAGCAGAAGATGGATAGGTTAGATTTAAACGATGTTTATGATTTATCTTATGAAGAACCAGTCATAGCAAAACACGAATCATTAGAAAGAATCTACGAGAGAATAGAATGGGAGATTAAAAGTTGGAACTGGTACGACCAAAAGTTGTGGAAGATATACAAAGACGAAAGAAAACCAATGCGTCAAATAGCAGATGAAACAGGTATCAGTTTAAAGTCTATTTTCCTAACTATAAAATCCTGCAAAGAAAAAATACGTCAATCGGTAGGCGATGATTATACCGACTTTTTAAACGAAGAATTTGAATTAATATAATTATGGCAAAAAGAAAAGCAACAGGTTTAGGTGATACAATCGAACAAATCACGGAAGCCACAGGTATCAAAAAGTTAGTAGAATTTGTAGCAGGTGAAGACTGCGGATGCGAAGAGCGTAAGAAGAAGCTCAATGAGTTATTTCCTTACCGCAACCCAAAGTGTCTACTCGAAGACGAATACAACTATTTAAGCGAAACAAATGTTTTGTACAAGGACACTTTGAAACCAAGCGAGCAAGACGCAATCTTAAAGATTTACAACCGTATCTTTGGAATCAGCAGAGAGCCTACTTCTTGTGCAACTTGTTGGATGGAGATTATTGACAAAATGAAAAAGGTCTACGCAGAATACAAATGAGATACTATCTTTTAGACTACGGAAGAGACCTGATTGAGTATGCTCACGGAATATCGGAGAGGATACGAAAAGACGGACAC